ATTAGAATATGACCAACGTAGGACACAAGACCCTACGTATGTAGATAACATAAGTGTACGTCAACGTGCTTATAATCCAGATACGCAACAATATGAACCAGTACAAGGTCAAGCATTTACAATTGAACGTCAAATGCCTGTACCCTATACATTGCGTATCACAGTTGACTTTTGGACTACAAACTATAATCAAAAGTTAGAATTGATTGAACAGTTAGGTACATTGTTTAATCCTGCATTAGAGATACAAAGTACTGATAACTTCATTGATTGGACCTCACTGAGTGTTGTATACCAAGATGGACTAACATTTAGTAGTCGCAGTATTCCACAAGGTACAGGTAATCCAATTGACGTAATGAGCTGGAAGTTCTATATGCCTATATGGATTAGCACAGCGGCTAAACTTAAGAAGTTTGGTGTTATTGAAAAAATCATTGCAAGTATATTTGCAGGTAAAGCACTTACAGATATACAAGATGAAGATTTGTTATTAGGTACAAGACAGAAGATTACACCATACGGGTATAAAGTATTACTACTTGGAAATACATTACAGATATTGCCACAAGCAACAGCGTTCTATCCAAGTAATGAAAACTTAGAGCTGCCTGCAAATCCTGATACAGATATATACTGGTCAAGTGTATTGAATGTATACGGAACTGTGAAGCCGGGTATCAGTCAAATATGGTTACAGAACCCATATATGGATACTGACATTGTGGGTACGATTGTTCCTGATCCTAATGATGATAGATTATTAATCTATAACATTGACCCGGATACACTGCCACAAAATACATTAACTCCAGTTGATGGTGTTGTCAATCCACAAGTCACTGGGCCCAATGCAGGACTGCCCGGGCCAACTCCAGGACGTAGATATCTAATCGTTGAAGATATCGGTACTGACGGTGAACCAACAACAGCATGGGGTAATTTAGTTGCACATGCAAATGATATTATTCAGTTTGATGCAGGCACTATGGAATGGGTAGTAGCATTTGATAGTACTACAACTACACCATTAACATTAGAATATGTAACTAATTTAGCAACTAATGTTCAATATCGCTATGTAGACCATACATGGATGAAGAGCTATGAAGGCTGGTATGGGCAAGGGGATTATTCTATCGTAATTTGATTTGTGATAAATCAATGTATGAAGAATCAATCCGCAGGTGTTTTCTTTTACAGTAGTAAAACACAACGCTTTCTATATCTACTAAGAACCGATAACAAGAACCCTGGCAACTGGGGTATTCCTGGCGGCAAAATAGAAAATGATGAAACATTATTTGAAGGTATTGCTAGAGAGTGTGAAGAAGAAATAGGTATGTTTCCAATCAATGCTAAACTAGTCCCTATTCAAAAATTCATTAATAATAGTTTCACATATCATACATTCTTTTGTGAAATAGTTGATGAGTTTATTCCTGTATTGAATGAAGAACACTGTGGATATGCCTGGGTTGGTGACAATCAATATCCTAAACCATTACACCCTGGATTGTTTAGTACAGTAAACTTCGACGTTGTACAAGAAAAATTAAATTCACTTACAAAAAAAGAGACCTAAGTCTCTTTTTTTATTTTAGCAATTTTGCTATCATATCAAACCCCAATGATCCTAGAACTATTCCTGCTCCCATTAGCATCCATCTCCACTTTTCTAGTGCGGAAACTTTACTAGCTAATTCTTTGTGTGCGGCGGTGTCGTCTTCACGCATTTCTTTCAACATTTTTCGTGTCTCATCTGCGTTACTGACTAATTCCGTATGCATCTCTTTCAGACTACTTTTGATTTCGCCGACATCTTGTTCAATATTTTTAACCTGAACTTGAAGTACAGCGATATCAGTCTTAGTAGTCTGTGCAGGCATTTTAATAGTTCTAGCTGTCATTATGCACTAGCGATTTGTACTAATGGGTAAGGCATTGCGTTAGAAGTATTTGCAACGGCTGCACTATTGAATGTAGCAAATACTGGTGAAGCATTTTCTAATACAATATTTCCTGTAGCAACTGGACCTGATGTTGATGTGAACAACAAACCAGTGTGGTCAGATAAACTCTGAACAGCTTGTGTAGTGCTATTAGCATATGTAGCAATAATGTGCATTGTGTTTGGTGTTAATGCTGTGTTAGCAAGATTTGCCAAATAACATTGTGCTGTCAAACCTGTAACTGTACCATGTACCAAATACTTTTGTTTGCCTTTTTGACGAACGATGAATCCTGGTTCATCATTAGCATAAACAAACGATGCATTCGTAAAGTTTGCAGGGGGCGTTGCAACCAACACGGTTACATCGATTCTAGCGTTTGCAGTTGTACTACCAGTTGTAAGTCCTTTTGGAGGACCGTATTGTTCATCGGATACTGTAAATGCGGCTGCATTGGCAATAGTTTTAACAAAGTACTGATAATTTGCAACCAAACCACCTGTATTTGCACTGAATATAACTGGTGCACCAACAAACAATGTTTGTGCATTACCTGATGTACCGATAACGTTACCTGTAGCACTTGTGTTAGCAACAGCAACAGTAACATAGCCAGTGTTAGTTCCAACAAAACCAACCGTTGTATAATCAGTACCGCCGTTAATATTTGCAGAAGCAACTTGGATAGCAGAACCAACTGACAATGTGTTAGCAAAGTCTGTACCAGATCCATATACATTCAAGTTACCTGTATCACCGTAAAGTGTACCTGTTCCATTGATACCAATAGCAACTTGTGCTAATACTTGCTTACCAACAATAGCTGTGTTACCACCAACTACAGAATATGTGTTAGCATTTGTCGTTGGGAAACCTGCACCACCATTTGGGTTGTTGAAATAAGCGTCAACAACATTGAATGATGCTTTAACCGTGCCACCTGTTGTATTTGACAATGAAGCCATAATACGTGGTTGAACACTTAGTTGTGTAGTTGAAACGCTGAATGTAGTATTTGTCAGAATAGTATCAACATAATATGTTGTGTTGGCTGTTAATCCACCAATGCTTGATGCAGGTACAAATGACATACCAGATGCTACACCTACAGTAGGGGAAGTCGTTAGATTTCCACCTGATATTGTAACGATACTGCCTGTTGTAGCTGTATCAGTAATTGTTAAGACTGCTTGAGCCTTTGCGATTTTTAGAGGACGTCCCATTTGATTTTCCTTTGTAAAATTAGCGGGTTCTAGCCGCTACGCAGTGGGTACTGCATAAACTCTCAGAATTAAGAGCGTATCTAATATTTATCTTACATAGTCAAAAATCACCGATAAATATGCTCATGGCATTAATAAACTCTGACGATATACCCTTTGTTTGGACCGGAGACGGTCGCAACGATCATATTCACCATAAATATCCTAGACCAGGAGATACTATTGTAGATGAGATAGATAAAAAACCAGGTGACTATTATTACATAGAATATATGCGTAATAACGCATTTACCGTGTATGATCTATCGACCTTGATTCCATCTGATATATTAGATAAAATTAAAAGAGGAGAAGTTACACTAATACTATCTAACTCCGGACACGGTTACCATGACAACGTTGAAGGGATTTATAAGGATGTTATCATAAAACATTCGATAGATCCAAAACATATAATAATGCGTAGCGAATCTTTTGATATGTTGGAAGAAATACAAATTATCAGTAAGAAATATAATTTACCAATTTGTAGATATGAATGGGTTACTGAATTTGAAAAGGGAATGAAGGAATATTTATGGTATACTGAACATGAGATTCCGGTCACATTAGAAAATAAATCATATGATAAAAAATTTATAAGTTTTAATGGACTTTGGAGACCACATCGGGGTGCTATTGTTAGTATGCTAGCCGCAATGGACTTACTTAATAAAGGAATTGTTAGTTATAACTCTAAAGGTAGAGCAGGAATGACTAGTAATGATTCTTATGAATTCCTTTATAATTTTTTAAAGTACAATGAAGAACTAAAACAATTACTGGAATCAGCAGAACATTCAATTAGGAAACTTGATAGAATTATCATAGACATTGAAGAAGGCACTGAAGTTAATACAGCAGATGTTCTTTCTAACCACAAAGATTGGTACGAAAATACTTATTTCAGTTTAGTAACAGAAACTAGTATACCACTACAACCTTTTAGTCATCTTTTTACTTCTAATACTGACACAGGAAGAATACTTAGTGAAAAGATTTTTAAACCTGTAGCACTACGTCATCCTTTCTTAGTAGTATCTAATCCAAAAACACTAGAATTATTTAGAAGTTTAGGTTACAAAACATTCAGTCCGTTGATAGATGAATCATATGACGATGAAGTAGATATAGCCAAAAGATTATTAATGATAATAAAAGAGGTCAAACGCTTGTGCGAATTGACCCCAATTGAATTAGAAAACTTCTTAATTGAAGCTGGTAAGATATGTGATTATAATTTAAAAGTACTAATGAGTAAAAACAATTATATTCATCCATTGAATTAAATTGTAAACCCACCCTGTCCATAGTCCTTACGTTCTTTGACAGGGTCGTTTAGTTTATCAGCAATCACATTCTTAATTACATATCGTTCTTCCATAATATCCCTAACATGCAATGCTCTGCGACCTACTTCTGCTAGGTCATACAATTTTTCAACACGATACTTTTTAAAGTCATCTTCTAGCTCCCAGACACGTGCATGAACATCATACAACCTGTCTAGTTCTTCACTAATTA